CAACAAGTACGACCGGCGACTCATCGCCGGGGGCTACGAATGGATCAGTCAGCGTCGGGCTAATGGTGATTACTGGTATATCCCTGTGCGTGATTTGGGCGATTCGACGTTTTGGGGTGATTGGTCATGACAGTATCAACAGGTGATAAACTCACGGCGAGTTTGCTAAACGGTTTGTCAGGTGGTGGTACCAGGCGCGCTCCTATGATGTACACTTTGGACCGGTCGTCCGTACCTTGGACAATATGGTTTGACAATCAAGCCGGCTTACAACTTCCCGACTACAAAACCACGGGCACTATCTACGGGTACGGATTTGCGCCAAACATCAACAACACGAGCTGGGTCACGTATCCACTGGTGGGTAATATCATTTCATCATCTCGTGGGACCTTAACCATTGATAAGCTAAAAGCCAGCATTGATGCGCAATATTGGGCGGATAGTACAAAAGTGATCAATCCGCTCCAAGATCGCAACAAGTACGACTGGACGGAAGCTCGATATAAACCCGGCCAAACTTGGCAAGATAAGCGCCAAGCAAACGTGATCCGCGTGATGTATGAGCTCGGGATTTATAGCGACGCGGACGTTTTAGCATTAGGAGCCAAGAGAAAAGGAGGATAAGAAATGCCATTTCCAAACTATAGTGGCAACGGTGGCGGAGGGGACCGATTTGTCGGAACCGTCGAATCCGCCATTAAACAAAAAGCAGGAACTGGGGCGCCTTTGACGTCTCAAAACTTGCAGGACATCGGGCGAACGATTGACGATGAAATCGCAAAAGTTGCACCACCGACGCCAACCACAAGCAAACCGATCGACACCGTAGAAGTTAAAGGCCGAAATATTGGCAAAGTATTACGAAAAGGTGCCGGTCGTGAGATGTTTGATTGGTTATCGCAGGTGATGGACTATGAACTGACATCCGCGTATCAACGGGACGATTTGGAAAGTATTTACGTGCCAGTATTAGTCGCAAAATCAACAGATGGGACGGGTGAGGTCATCCGAGTTGCAACTGTTGACAGTAATTATGCAAACACAACAGGTATCGACCGTGATGGCTGGTCAGGACCGCCGGCTGGCGATGATTTTGCAAAATGGCTTTCCGGAGTCCAAGCGACTCAGTTAAACTTCCAAAAAGCACAATTTACGGGCGACGGCCGAACACTTGTCGCGACCATGTACGACACCGACACGTCCAGCGGGACATATTATGGCGACCAGCACGGATTGTATCAAATCTATTACCACGGAAGTTTGGATGGATACACACAATACGACTCCAGCGCTAAGTGTTGGAGCGGTCGCTCGTTTAACATTAACTCGGCCCTCATCGTCTACACCGATCCAACGACCGGCAAGCAATACGTAACCGAAATTAAAAAATAAGGAGTGTATACCATGACACAACAAACAAACGCTTTTACGCAATCCCAAAAGCCAAAATGGACTGACGGCCAATTAGCCAACGGGTCAAATTTTGCCCAATTAATCGACGCGATCGCGTCGTTGGTTGACGAAACCGCAACTGAAACACTAACACAAGCCGCCGCTAATGCAACAAGCGCGGCCGTGGGTGATGACCATATTAAGCAAATTGCCAAAGCCATTCTCGACACTGCGGCCGATTACAACACGACCGACCTTTGGGCAAAATTGACCGAACGCATCAACGGCAAAGCAACACCTGCCGACGTGCAAACCAAAGTCACGCAAATGTTAAACGATCAGCCAACGTACAAAAACTTGGGAATTTTCACAGGGTTGAGCTCTTTGGTTGCTTCTCAGGTTTTCGACTACAACCGCGACGCCAAACAAACAGTAGACCAAGCCATCGCAACAGCTACGGCGGACTTAAAAAATAAGGACTACACTTACACTTACGATGGGTCACGCCTTAAAATTTCCAAAGGCACACAAGAAGTCAAAAACGTGCAACCAGTGGGTGCTAATTTCCTCCAAAACGTAAGCAAAGCTTACAAGGCCGACCAAATCGCCACTGATGTGTACGTATTGACGCGTCCCGATGGTGCGCGCGTGGTGTATGACGCGGCAACCAACACCGCCAAACCTGCGGCCGTATTGATTGGATAATAGGACACAAGGGGAAAAAATATGAAAATCAAGAACGTACTGATTGATGAACGTGAAAACGTCATCACGGTTGGTGACTTGGTCCGAAATAGTGCAGGAGACAACGCGCCCAAATCTTACCGCGTTGTCTACGCGCACGTCGACGAGGTCAACGACAACAAGTTACAACTCACCGCCAATTCCATCCAAACAACCCGCGACCGTTACCCGGTCCTTGTTGAACACGCGGACAACCGGGTGGAAGATGTCGTCGGGTATATCACAACCGACGGAAAACCAAACGAAGCCGGCGAATTTGTGGGAGAAATCACATTTTACGACACAACCACACAAGCCCAACACGCGGAGCAACTTTGGCGCGACGGCGTCATTAACGAGTTGAGCGTGAGCTACTACATCAAGGATTACGACATCGTGGAAGCTGGCGAATATGTCCGCGTGAATAGCGCAATTTTAAAAGAGGTGTCTCTGGTTTCAGTCGGTGCCGACCGTCACACCGGGGAAGTATCGGAAAACAAAGAGGGCTCCGCTGATGTAACCGCGACGGTTACAACGAACGGGGAAAACCCGGAAGTGGTTCCAGTTGATGTAACCCCGACGGTTACAACGGACGAAGGACAAAAAGCCGACGAAGTGAAATCGGCTGATGTAACCGCGACGGTTACAACGGACGAAGCCGAAACCGAAGAAGAAACCGAAGAAGCCGAAGGCGGAGAGGCTCCGGCTGATGTGACCGCGCCGGGGACAACGGATGAAACCGAAACCGACGAAGAAGACGAACTGGAAAAACTTCGGTTAAATGTGCTCCGTAGCGCACTTTTTCTCTGACGCCGTCAGATAAAAGTGATATAATATGATAAGATAATAATATGGAGGGAAACCCGATGAAACTGATCGACCAAATCGAATCCATCGATAACAAGCTCGAAGAGTTGGCGGAATCAGCCAAAGTCGCGACCGATGTTGAGGCACTCAACAAAATCAGCGCGGAAATCAAAGAGCTAAAATCACAACGTAATCAACTGACCCAAACGGAGGACAACATGGACAAAACAGTAAACAAACCATACCTAGAAACTGAAAAAGCGATGGAGGATTTCGCGAGCCTTCATTTAAATTCAGCATCTGACGCGGAATTCCGCAAAGCATGGACCGAAAAATTGGCCCAAAACGGAATCACCGTTACTGATAAGGATAATTACCTTCCGCGCAAATTGGAACTTCAACTCGAAACGGTTTTGACTCGTTCCAATCCCGTTTACCCATTATTCAAAATCTCAAACTTGGGCGCGCTCTTGGTCACTCGTGAATTGACATCAAGCGACGAAGCGCAGGTGCACATTCCAGGTACGGACAAGGTAAAACAAGCGGCAAGCCTTAAAGTGAGCGCGATCAAACCGAAAATGATTTACAAGGTGCAAAGCATCAACGAAATCGACAAACGCACCATCGACAATTACGGCGAGCTATACAACACGATCGTCGCTGAATTGGCACAACGCGTAATCGATAAAATCGTTGACTTGGCACTGGTTGAAGGTAGCGCCACTGACGGCGAAACTGGATCATCTACTGCTGAAAATGGCTTTATTTCGATTTTGAATGAAACCGACACAAACAAAGTCGCACATGTAGCCGGTAAAAAGGACCTTGTGGCCGCAGTAGAAGAAGCGGTTGACTCAATCGACGCACCAGGACGCAAGTATCTGATCGTAACGAAACAACAAAAACGCGACATTATCGCGGCTGTGCGTGCAAAATGGCCTAACACCACATTCTTTGCGACTAATCAAGCGATTCAAGATACTTTTGGACTTGATGGAATTGTTATCTACCAAGGAACAAAAGCAATCAAACCAACCGTAATGGCTGAAGGTGCTTATCATATCGACCACCAACCATTGGCACGTATCGAGCAATTCCAACTTTTGCGAAATGAAAACGACATCATAGTGGAAACGCCAGCAACTGGTCGCCCGGTAGCGTTTGGCGGTATTTCGGTAATCGATACTGAGCGCTAAAAAGTGAGGTAACACATGACACCAAACGAATTTTTAAAGGACGCTAAGACCTACCTGAGAATGCCCGATGGTGTCACAGTCTACGACGAAGAGGTTTTGGGCTTGATCGAATCAGCCCTCGCCTCTCTCACCGTGGCTGGTATCACTGGTGCAAAAAGGCCCCTTGTGTCGGCATACGTTAATACATATGTACGGCTTGGGATGCTTCAAGATGCGGCCCCAACGTTTCGGCAAAGCGAAACCGAGCGATTACGGCAAATCATCAACCAGTTGACTTACGGGGGTGCTTGATATGTATGACCAAGTAACACTCATTACGATAACCCAAACCAAAAACAAAAACGGGGAATACATCGAAACCGAAACGCGGTTAGATGTTCCAATTGTGAAGCAAAAGGGCACACGA